GTTTCGCTGTGCGTGTTCGTGTGCGGCGTGTGGTTGCGCGGCCGGTCTGGGTGTCGGGTGGGTCGATTTCGTAGCGGAGCCCGCGACTGTCTACCGTCATCCGAAGCGTTCCGGCCGATAGCCTGCCCAGCAAGTGGCTCGGGTCGTGATTAAACAGCGCCCGGGCATCGTCGCGCTGCGCCACGGCCCGGTCGAATGCGGTCGGCAGCACCCGTTCAACCGTGTTGGCATAGAGCTCAAACTCCGTACCCGGCGTGCCGTCATAGAACACGCTGGCATAGCCAATGATCTGTTCTTTTCCGTCCGCCCGCGTTTCGACCGTGACGCCGGCCGCGGCGCGATCAACGTACCTACGCTCCATCGGAATCCTCACTTTCTTCGCCCGCGGCAATGCCGGCGATTGTTGCATAGACTAGCTCGGTACAAATCCACGTAGCCGAGCGTTCCACCCTGCGTCGCAACTCGGTAGGACGACACTCGGACGCCTTGAGTAGGCTATCCTTGGCCGCCGCGGCAAACCGCTCTGCGTGTTCGCCTACGATTGCACGCACCTGTTCTAAATCACACGCGCCAATGGCGGCGTCTATCTCCGGGACGTACTGATCCGTCTTTAGCGACGCACGCAATGCCTTATCGGCAATGCGCTTGGCGACATGGGCCAGCCGCCGATACCGTTCCGCCTCGTCCACCCGCGGCGGTTCGTCTGGCGTCGGCTCCGGAGATACTGGTGACGCTGGCTGCTGCTGCCTTGGCTCGCCAAGCGGGGCGATGTTGACCGGGAACATCGGCTTGGACCCGATTCCATCTGGATACGGCGGCAGGTTGCGAATCGCTCGGACCTCATCTGGCGTGCGAATGCCGTTCGTGACCTCCTGCACCAGCGAGTCCGTCTGCGTCTTGTAGTCCACGCGGAGCAGGGCCCCACGCTCGAATTCGATCAGGTGCGAGTCTTCGTTTTTCTGCTGCTCGGTCAAAAGCTTGTCGCCCGCCTCCTCTTCCCACGGGATTAGGCACCCATCGAGCGACTCGTCCAAGTAGGACTGCTGCTCTTGCTCCAGGCTGTTGTAGCTGGTCCGCGTCGTGTCGCCGAGCTTGTGGGGCGGAAGGCCAAACCAGTTAGCGACCTCGCGGATCTCAAATGCCCGCGTCTCGATGAACTGGCTATCCTTTGCGTTGACGCTGAACGGGCTTAGCTTCAGGCCTCCTTCGAGAATCGCCGTCTTGTGGGCATTGGCCGAGCCAGCGTACATGTCATTCCACGACCGGGCGATATTGACCTTTGCCGCCTCGTCCAGAAACATCGGGTATTCGAGCACCACGCCAGGGCGCGCCCCCTTTCCGTAGAACCCGGCGGCGTGATCGCGGGCCGCGATGCCCATGCCGATTGTCTGGGCTGCGTACTGAATCACGCTGTAACCGATGAGCCCGTCAAACCCGAGGCCGCGGACGTGCAGAACGTCGCTGGCAATCATCTTCAGCAGCGTGCCGTCCGAAAGGCTGGTCACGTAGTACAACACGCCATTAGCCCGCACGGGATACGTCGTCTCGGGGTTCAGCACGTACAGGCCAAGCGGGGTTGCGTCGCCGTCGCGTTCGATCCAAGCGTACCCGTTGCCGTGCAGCAGAACGTGAGCCTGGAGCACCTGGCGAAAGATGAACGCACCGAAGTACGGATTCGGCTTGCGGCGCAACAAAGCGTAGGCCGGGTGTGCAGTATCTCGCTCCTTGCCGGACGGATCGACGCGCTTCAGGACGTGCAACGGAAGCTTGGCAACGTCGCGGCTAATCAGATTCACCGCCCGCCACACCGCAGCGTAAGTCAACGCCACGTCGCGGTTGACAGTGATTCCGGCGCGCGTCTGCCCGCTTAGGCCGGTGATCTCCCAGTCGTCATCCTGCCCCATAAGCAGCTTCTCTTCGCGCGAGGCCCGCGCCTGCTTGGACGGCTTCCGGCTGCTCGTGGCTCGCTTTTTCGTCGCAGGCATCCTTAGCCTCCCAGCACCGTGATCCCACGGCTGGCGTACTCGTTGACCTGTCCCATTCCGGCCATCGCACGGCTAACCATCATCGCAGCGGCCACCATCAAATCGATCTTCCCGTGGCTGCTCGCCTTGTGGAAATAGTCCTGATTCGCTCCGTTTTTTTTCACCTGCACATTGCTAGCATGCCAGCGCATCACCGGGTGCCCACCGTGGTTGAACCGCTGCGACAGCACCAGCTCGGTCAGATACTTCACCGGGGCCGCCATGTGCGAGCCTCCCTGCTGGTGATGCACTACAGTTATTCCGCGCTTCGCCATGTTCTGCGCGATCTGGAACCCCTGGAACCCTGGATCAATTGCCAACTCTATGATACCATGTTTCAAGTGTAACTCTAATATGCGACGCTCTACCATATCATAATCAATAACGTCTCCTTCGCAGAGCTCCACGAAACCTTTTTCGGCCCACGCTAGGTATGGCGTCTCGTTGGCGTTTGCTTGCTGCCGCTCAAGCGCCGAGACGCGCGGGCACCAGCAGTATGACTTGACGATCCACGGTCCGTCCTTGCTTGGCCAGCCTAGAACAAGTGCGGTCATGTCCCGAACCGCAGACATATCCAACCCTGCATAGCATCGCCCAACCGGATGCGGCGCGGGCGTGCATGCGTTTCGGTCCCACGTGTCTAGCGAGATCCACGGGTTGGACGCATTGGTGCGGACATTCAGGTGGTAGCGTTTGAAGTTCGCTTGATATGCCGGCGTGCTCTTTGCCTTCTCGCACTCGCGCCGCAGAAAGTCCAGGCTGACACTTACGCCTAGATTCGGGTTGCACTTGCGCCACACCTCGGGCTCGGTCCAATCGTCTTCCTTTTGGGCCTCGAAGATAACCGGCAAGAACCTCGGGTCTTTCAGTGCGCCGCTGCACACCTTTTTGCCGGTGTCGTAGACCTCGTTGCAGATCGTTTCGCCTTCAACGTCTGCCGTAGTGAGGTACAGCGCCAGCGGCTGCTTGCGGTTCACCGACGCCATGCCCGTACGAAGCACGTCGATAAGCTCGCGGTTCGGCTGGGCGTGCAGCTCGTCCACGCTGAACATGTGAATGTTGTATCCGTGCTTGCTGTACGCTTCTGCCGAGATGACTTGATAGCTGCTCGCCGGGTCCGCCTTGAGCACGATGGCCCGCTGGCTCGTACTGTTGTACACGTCGGCCCGGTCCTTGAGCTCCGGCTCCATCGCTACCATGTGAGCCGCTTGGCGAAACAGTAGCCCAGCCTGCTTGGCGTCGGAAGCTGCGCCGTACACCTGCGCTCCGGCCTCGCCGTCGCAGAACAGTACGAGGATGTTGATTCCTGCCGCCAGCGGGGTCTTGCCGTTCTTTCGCGGAACGTACAGTAGGCATTCTCGGTAGCGGCGCACCTCCCGGCCGTAGTCGTCCTTGCGCTTCCAGCCGAACAGGCAGCCAATGATAGCCTGTTGCCAGAGCTCCAATACGAATGGCTTTCCAGCCAGCTCGCCTTCGATGTGTCTCAGGCACTCAGGAAAGAAATCGCATGCCCTATCCGCTGATTCGGAATCGAAGTAGTCGCCGGGCCCTGCAGTAGCAATGGGATCGTAATTGGGTATGAGCGCAAACAGGTCGCGCCATTTCTGCGGAATGATGAAGTTGCTTGCGGTTGCGACCACTGGTATCCTACCCAGCAATCGCTCCTATCCTTTGCCCCCGTTCGGCTCTCCTCCGCGGGGGCATTTCTATTTACCCGGCATCCTTGAAAAACCGGGCCTTAGTCTTGCCCTTCGTACTGTCCTCGCGCGTCCACTTCGGAGCGACGCGGACCCGATCTGCCGGAGACATCCCAAACAACGCATAGCCTCGAGCGCAGCGGGCAAACACCGCGTCCGCCATCTTGCGGAGTTCTTTCAGCGTCGTAGCCAAGTCCTCGTCATCGGCTTTCACGTTGGCCAGCAGCGTATTCATAAGCACGGCGATCTTGTCGCGCTGGCTCAATCCGTGGCACAGGTCGCCCAGCGCGTCGCGGTACTCAAGACCGAGCAGGCCCGACGCCTGGAGCATCGGCACCAGTCGCATCC